CCATTGTCAAAGGGCGGTAGCGATAATATAGAAAACATACAACCATTATGCAAGAGTTGTAATTGTAAAAAATTGACAAAGACAATTAAATACAAAAAAATATGAAAGGCTACACAAATAAAACCAACATCGAAAACTACACGATCCAAACGATCAATGCTTCTTTTCTTACACAGGTTAATGCCTGGATCGAGGCAATGGAGCTATACATTGACAAATTAACCGGACGCAATTTTATCGCAGATACGGTGGCCACGGAAAAAGTTTATGACGGTGACGGTAGTATAGAAATGGTGATCGACGATTTCATGTCAATCTCAAAGCTAGAGATCGGAGAGGACGACGACTCGACCAGGGTGGAAATTGAGTCAGACGATTATCGGGTATATCCAAGCAACGAAGATCCAAAACGGAAATTGCAACTCAAGGAGGGTTATTTTTCAACCGGACATCAGAATGTGATCGTGACGGCCAAGTTCGGATATTCAACAACTTGCCCGGCAGACATAACACTTGCGGCAACGGTTTTAGTGGCCGGTATAACTAATTTTTCAAACAAAGCTAAGGGAAAAATAAGGAGCGAAACGATCGGACGATACACGTTTACCTACAAGGACGAGAAAGGGTGGAATGATTTTAACCGGGTTAAGGAAATCTTAAAATCTTATAAAAAGTTTACTTTCTAACATGGCCATTGAGGATTTTTACAATGAAACAGTAATAGTCAATAGACTAGCGGCGTCAGAGGACGACGACACGGAAAGCTACGAAGAGCATATCGCCTCTTTAACTTGCCACATTCAACCATTAGAGGATAGTTACGCCCAGGATATTGAGGGAAATTATGGTAAGGAATGGATTATGATGTGCGGAGTAGTTGACATACAAGAGGGCGACAGGATAGTTGACGGATCGGTTGAGTACAGAGTAACCGGAATAGAGTCTTACACAGTTCAAGAAGTAGCCAAACACATGGAATTGAGAATTAGATTATCAAATAGTTAAATGGAAATTAGAGCAAAAATTGAAGGATTAGACGAATTGATCGCGGCCGCTAAAATGCAACCGGCAGTAGCGATAAATGAAATAAGCAAGGCCGTTAAAAAATCAGTAGGGACAGTACACACAAAAGCAGTTAGAGAGGCGCCGGCAAACAGACAGACCGGAGGGGGAACGCTAAGGCAAATGATACAAGATAGAATGACGAGTAGACTTTCGGGCGAGGTAGCTTCGCGAGCAAATTATTCAATTTATGTTCATGAGGGAACCAGGCCGCATGAGATCCGGGTAGTAAATAAAAGGGTACTGGCAAACAAGCGGACGGGTGAGTTTTTTGGCAAAAGAGTTATGCACCCTGGCACAAAGGCAAATCCGTTCATGAAAAGAGCGCTTGAGAAAAGTATCTTTTCAATAAATAGATTTTTCAGCAAGGCCACAGAAAATATAATTAAAACATTTACATGACAACAACACTCGCCGGCATAAAGGCATTATTAAAAACAAAAATATCAAACATAGAAGTTGACGAGGCAAAGATTTTTAGTGATGTTTTTGATTACGCGGAGGGAGATTTTATAAAGTTTCCGGCGGCGGTATTAAGTTTTACTGGAGGAGAGGGAGAGGTTTTAGATACACACAGAAACGAGCGTACTTATAACTTCACGCTCAAACTTTACCAAGAGCAGAGCAAGGAGGGCAGAACGAAAGAGGAGGCGGACGATATAATGACGAAATCCTTTGACGCGGTAATAGAGTCATTCGATCAAGATCCCGACCTTAGCGACGAAGTAGAAATAATAAGAGTTGTTGATTTCGTAACAGAATTTATAGACAAGCCAGGGACTTATAACTACGCAACATTTAATTTAAATTGTATCGTAATTGTTGAAAATTACGCCTAAGTGGTATAATTAAAAATATGAAATACAAAAACATTTCAGAAAAAACCTTAGAGGTTCCGGGCGTTGGGGTTATAAAACCTGGCGCAATAGTCGATATTTCCGGGGACTTTAATAATAAAAACTTTGAAAAAGTCAAAGCAGAACCGGTTAAAACCGAAGCGCCCGCTCCAAAAAAAGAGGGCGACGATATTAGTAATATAAAATAAACATGCCAGAACTAGCAGAAAAATCATACTTAGCAATAAAGGCGGAAACAACGGAGGGGACGGCAGTTATACCAACTGTTCACTTACCGCTTGAATCGGAGGATTTAGTATCACAGCTAAACCTTTCAGCAGACCGCAGAATGTACGGCAACGATTGGGAAACAAATAACCTATCAGCCGGAGAAAGAACTCACCAAGGCACGTTAAAATTGTGGGCAGATCCCGACACGCTAGGGTACATTTTAGATATGTGCTTAGTCAAAGGATCAACCACAGGATCAGCAGAAGCCGGATATACACACCCATTCACCCCAGGAAATCCACAGAGCTATACGATTGAGGTTCCGCGAGATCGTTTTGCATACAGATATTTCGGAGTAAAAGGATCGGAACTAGGATTAGCTTTTGATGAGGGAAAATTAAAAGCGACAGTTAATGTAATAGGAACGGGACATTTTTCAGTAGCAAGTACCAGGGACGCGCTTACAGGAGCTTCATCAACGACGATTGTATTCACACAAGACTATGACTTAGAGCCAACGCGTGGCTTGGTTGCGGGGGACGTACTAATAATTAACCCGGACGATACAGACGAAGAAGAAGCAACGATCGATTCAGTTGGAGCAGACGGGGTAACTATAACCTTGACGGGGGCGGTTACTAAGAGCCAAGACGCCGGCGTAAACGTAGCACTTAAAGCGCAGACGGCTTCATTTGGCACATTACAAAAACCATTATTCTTGGGAGATCTATTAGTTGGGTATGCGGCCACGGCGGCACTCGCAGAAACGGCGGCGGCAACCAAGGCGGCGGCAACACCGGCACAAGATATTGAATTTGCGTATAACAACAATATGATGAACGCGCCGTTCAGCCAGCAACGAGATAATAGTCAACTATTACCAAAAATGAAACAGGCGACACTTACAATCAAAAAGCTATTCGAGAACCCGGAACAGCATTTGAAATGGCTTAACATTGTAAAGCAAGCAGTATCATTAATCACCAGGGGCGAACTAATTAAGACAACGGCCACGACTACGCGCAACCAGTTAAAGATTACGCTTCACAAAGCACTACTTGAAACAAATGGAAACCCGCTAGAAATAGGGGAATACATTTATGACGAGCAAGTATTTAAGGCGGCCTATGATACAAGCGACGCAAAAGCTCTAACAGTAGAAGTCATAAACGAAACAGCAACTTATTAAATTAACTAATTAACCAACTACTAAAATATATGGAAAAATTAACCACACAAACAAAGCTCCCCAATAGCGGCGCGACGATTGAATTATACGAATGGATCAATGGACTCGACGCCGAGTATATTCAACAACCGCTATTGGGCGCAGTTAAGGTGAGCGGAATACCAAGTAAGGACAGCATGGGGGTTGACTTTTCACCGGAGAAAGCTATCCAGGAACAAAACCACAGAGAGATTGAATGTTATGTAGCAAAAGTAACGGACGAGAAAACAATAGTTACCGACAGGATAAAAATAAAGGAATACATATTAAAAGAATTTCCGTCAAAAGATTACGAGTTCATTTTAGACCAAATAGATAAAATCAAAGAAACGGGTAAAAAAAAATAAACGATATTGAGTATCTAAGAGCATACAGGATTTGTAGAATGATGAGTTGGGATTGGCATACGTACAGATCACAACCGATTGAGTTCATTCAAGCGATCGAGCATTGGGCTAAGAAAGACAAAGAAGAATAAATTATGGCTAGCAAAACATTAAAAATTATAATAGAAGCGCAGAACAAGACGAACAAGGCCTTTGCAGAAGTCAAAGGTTCTTTGGATAAAACACAAAAGAAATTAAAAAGCATGAAGCCGACATTTAAAAAAATGGCGGTAGCCGGGACAGTAGCATTTGGAGCGGTAGCGGTAGCGATTAAAGGATCGGTAAGCGAGGCGGCAAAGGCCGAGGGATCTTATAATAAATTTAATACAGTATTCGGTGAGTTTTCGGGCGACATGCTAGACTTCGTAAAAGACATAAGAAAAGAAATGCCAACGGCCACGTCAGAGATTGTCAGAATGGCCGCAGACATGCAAGATCTATTAGTGCCTATGGGATTATCCCGAGAAGTATCAACGGATATGTCAAAGGGATTTTTGGAGGTAGCAAATAAGATCGCGGCATTTAATGACGTAGATCCGACAGAAGTTTTAGAAGCAATCAAGAGCGGGATCGCCGGGAGTTCGGAACCGCTAAAAAGGTTTGGTGTAAACGCGCTAGAGAGTGCGCTTGAAGTACAGGCGTTAAAATCGGGACTACTTAAAGCCGGCCAAAGTTTCAAAGACTTAGATCCCGAAGTTAAAATACAAATAAGATCGCAAGCGTTGTTAGCCCAGGTTATAGATAATTCATCTGACGCCATTAATGGCTTCGAGAAAAACAACGACTCTTTTATACGTAGACAGCAAGACCTCCAGGCGACGATCACCGAAACCAAGGAAACTATTGGGCGGTTATTGTTGCCTATTTTTGATCAACTATTAAAAAAGATTTTACCAATAATACAAAAGCTAACAGTTTGGATAGAAAAGAACCCGGAGCTTACTAAAAAGATTATAATAGTGGCGGGAGTAGTAGCCGGATTGGTTGCAGTAATCGGAGGACTAGGATTAATACTGCCGTCTATAATTGGAGGAATAGGAGCAGTTGGAGCGGCACTTACATTTTTCGCGGCGACACCGGTGGGAGTTGCGATAGTAGCGATAGCGGCATTAGTGGCCACAATAATAAAAGCTATTAACGCGTACCGAGGATTGAGAAAAGAAGCAGACGCCGCCGGAGATAGCGCAGAAAAAACAATGGAAGCCGCGCGAAAACTTAAACCTCTTATAGAAAAAGCAGAAGCGGCCGGAGATACAGAGGAAGCAAACAGATTGAGAGAACTAAGCACGGGCGCGCTTCAAGACGCGCAGAGAGCTAATGCAGTAAGCCAGGCGGGATTTTTCAAAAACATGGCAGTAGGATTAGGAATTGGTAGTTACGACACAGGCGGGATAGTTCCGGGAGCGACAGGACAACCACAGCTTGCAGTAGTACACGGAGGCGAAGAAGTTTTGACAGCAGAAGAAGCCGGCACAGGTGGCCGGAACGTTTTTAATTTTACATTTAACGGAGATATAAATGACAAGCAAGAGTTTATTAGAAAAATACGAGAGGAGTTCAGCAAGTCATTATCTCTTAAACTAGCAACACCATGACGATAACATACGACAGCGTATCTATATTAGACGCAAATTATATAACCCGGATCGTAGGCCATGAGTCAAGCCCGAGCCGTAACATTAACGCGATCAAATTAGCGCGCCGTGATGGGGAATATATAATTAACGATAGTTTTAATCCTAAAACAATTACAATAGAGGGCATACTCGTAGGATCAACCCTGGCGAATTTAGATAGTAGGATTGATACGTTAAAGGAATTATTTTCGCGTAAAGACAAAAACCTAGACATTGAATTTGCCGGAGGCACGCGCCGGTATGTTTGTAGAATGACAACGTGCCAAATTGCTAGAGATTTTTATAACATAATTCACGTACCTTATAAAATAACATTTTTTATAGCTTCTGGGTTTGGATCAGACACAAGCGAAACAACAGTATTAACAGACACAGGGATTACCGCAGCAGACACAGATCAAGAGGTCACATTTTTAGGATCGCACCAACCAAAGCCACGCCACAAGATTACAATCAACACTTTAGGCAACGCGGACGTTGTTAGAATAACCAACGAAGACACGGACGAATACATGGAGGTTGACCTGGACGGGTTCAGTGGATCAGATTATATCGAGATTGATGAGGAGGAGCAGACAGTGACCAAGAATGGAACAACAAATTTGGAGTTCAGAGGAAAATTTCCGTCGGTAGTGATCGGGGCGAACAATCTTAATCTAACAGTTTACGGCGCAGGATATACTTTGGACCAAGAGCAATTAAGCGCAACGGGTGGATATAGATCATTGCTTTACGACGCCGGTTCAAGCGTTAGGCCGGAGGAGGCACAAAGTATTATAATGGATCAATCAGGGAGGATCGGGAAAATATCTTGTTTTGTTGGTAAGGACGGATCACCAACAGGAAAAATGCAGTGGTACCTTAGATATGACGATAATGGAAAACCTATGGCGGGCGCAGCCGGTAGAGTTGGAGACGCGGATTTTGATATTGCAGTTGCGGGAGTGCCGGCAACGTCAGCATGGACAGAGGCGGCCGTGGCAACTGGCGAAACGTTTTTAATCGCAGGACAAAGATATTGGCTCATGTTTAATCCTGGCACAGTAGTAACATCAGACGCGGCGAATTTCTTTGATTGGCTTTATTCAAACGTACCAACGGACTACACTAAGGGCAAAGCTATGGCAAACAAAGCAACGGGGCAAACATGGTTTGACGGTGTTGCAGACGCGTCAGCCGGTGACGGAGTAGAGGAAGGACAGTTTGATCTTATGTTCAAAATTTACAGAGGTGACGGTGCGGCAGTTAGTCATAACATTGACTGGGTGATTTATTACACAAAGAAATACTTGTAATGAAAAAGCTTTATATAAAAACTTACGACTCAGACGGAGTGTTGATTGAGACGCTCTTTGATTTTCAAGTTGGGTCTTTTACGAAACAGCTTAACGGTGGACTAGGGCAATTAGTTTTTACAATGCCAAGAAAGCTCGACACGTTTGATAGCGTCGGAGATCTAAGTTTAGGCAATAGGTTGGAACTTTGGCTTACTGATGAGGACACGGGCAACGACGCACGCAAAGTTTATACTGGGTATATAGAACAACAACGACCGATAATATCGGGAGGAGTTGAGAACGTTCAGATTTTATGCTTGGGCGTGGCGTCAAGGTTTGCTACCGATATATTAAAAACCGGTAGTCAGACAACATTATATACGATACCAACAGACGGACTAACAATCACCTCCGGGAGTTTAGCGGCGGCAGAAGTATCAGACGTAATGAAAAAAATAGTTGAGTATTTTAAGGCCGCGAATTTAACGATCCCAGTAGAAATAAACACAGACAGCGCGGATAGCATTGAAACGACCGGCAACGAAATGGAATATACTTTTGAGGCGTTAAGTTATTCAGAAGCGATAAGAAAGTGTAAAGACAATGCCCCGGCGAATTGGTATTGGTATGTAGACGAGAACGGAGTTTTTTCATTTAAGGCAGTAGCGAGTACAGCAGATCATAGTTTTATATTAACAAAGCACATAACAAAAATAGAAGTAGATCGCGGAATTGATAGCGTTAAAAACATAGCGCTAGTTTGGGACGGAGGATCTCTTTATAGCGAATATAAAGACGATACATCAATTTCGTTATACGGGCGCAGAGTGCGACAATTAACGGATAGCAACATTGGAGATCAAGCGACAATGGATAACTTGGGAAATTCTATCGTGGCGGAAAATAAGGATCCGCGCATAAGGATAGTCATGGAGATAGCCGATAATAACGAGTCAGAATTTGGCTACGACATAGAGTCAATACAACCAGGCGACACGTGTAAGATAGTAGGCATAGACGCCGGATCAGATATTTTCACGGACAACATGATAATTAAACAAGTAACATGGGAGGACGACAAGGCAGTTATTGAGATCGAAACTAGACAGGACTTTGATCTTGAGGCGTTTATAGTCAAGACACAAAAAGACTTAAACGAGCAGACCTTACTCGGAATACCCGAAACATATTAAAATGCCAGACGAAAAACCGATAATAAATATAAGCAACGACCACGATCTTTTAATTAGGATCGACACCAGGATAACGGATATGCTTAGAGATAGTCGAGATTTCAAATTATCTATTTCAAACCTAGAGTCTGAAAAAAGCGACAAAGAAGAATTTGAAAAAAGGTGCAAGATTGTTGATTTAAGACTTAAAGATAATGACGAGAGAATAAGAAAGCTAGAAAGGATTGCATATATAGCAATCGGGATCATGAGCATTGTACAAGTATTAATAACAATTTTTCTTAAATGATTTTAACCTTAGAAAAACCAACATTCAAAAACAAGGAATACGATATACACGCCCCGGGCTACGAGGGTATTCTTACGCAGTATTTTGGAGAAAACAAGCACCCGTATTATAAGAGCGTAGGAATGTTGGGACACAACGGATTAGACATAGGGACGCCCACAGGGACGCCCGTGTACGCTTCACATGACGGGAGGGTTATACAAGTTAGCAACGTGGTTAAAAACGGCTTAGGGGTTAAGCTAGTGACAGATAGGAAATATGAATACAGAGGACAGGAGTATTATTTTTGGACAGTATACTGGCATTTCCTAGAGCTTAAAGTTCAGTATGATGATTACGTATTAGCCGGGGACTTGATTGGATTAGCAGACAATACAGGAATATCAACCGCGCCGCATTTACATTATGCGCTATTGCCATGCTACGAGATTGCCCCGGGCTATTTTGAAAAATTATTTCCTAACAATGGCTATAACGGATATATTGATCCGTTACCATACCTAATAAGCATGAAACAATTAATAGGAGTAAAATCAACGGGTAGGCAATACTTACTTGGAAACGACGGGATTTATAGATGGATTTTTAATGAAACGCTACTTAACGAACTGCACAATGCAGGTGTTATCAACAAGGCAAAAATCAAGTGGGTTGACGCTATTGACGATACATTAATCGGAGATCCTTGGGCGGTCATCAAATAGTTATCAACAAGTTATCAACAGGGGGTGGTCGAAGTGAGCAAGGGGAAACGGCGCAAACATAAGTACCGAAAAACCCAAAGACACAAGCGGAGGTTACGCGGCCGAAACAAACACCACTTGACGCCAAAGTCGCGGGGTGGGCGCGCTACGCCAAATAACCTCCTCTTGATCGACATTGAGAAGCACGCCTGTTGGCACAAGATATTTGGGTTAAGAACCCTAAAAGAAGTGATCCAGTTACTAGAGCGATTGGATAAAATCAAACAAGGGCGAGTTAAGTAGCTCGCCCCTCCTCCCCTGGTTAGAGAGATCAGGGTTTTAGTAGCTCCCGGCTTTGCGGCCGGGGGAGGGGATTACACTACTAATTTTCAAAAATTAGTAGAGATTAGTATTAAAGGTCGGCGTTTAATAAGAAAGGAAAAAAATATGATAAAGAAAATTTTAGGATACTTGAGCGGAAAAAAAACTTACATTATTGCGGCCGGAATGATTATCGGAGCAGTATCGTTATACGTAGCCGGATCAATAGACGGCGCAAGGTTAGGACAGATATTTCTCGAAGCATTAGCAATCGCCGGGCTTAGGGCGGGCGTTGCCAAAACTTTGAAGAAATAGGAAGTCATGCTATAATTTATTCGCATGGTTTTAATTCAACAAGCGGCTCGAAAGAGCCGTTTTTTGATTAGTTTCAGTTGGCCACTTTCGGGCATACTGGTTGGCCACTTTCGGGCATACTGGTTGGCCACTTTCGGGCATACTATTCTGTTAACATAGATTACTACAATAGATTACTCATAGAATACAAATTTTTTCTAAAAAAGTTTTCCACAGGTAGGGGCTAGCAATTAGATTATAAATGAATTATAATAAGAATACATTAAAAGGTCGGGATTTAATAACCCATTAATCAGTTAATTAAAACCATGAAAAAATAAAAAAAACATAAGCAACCAAGAACACTTAATAAGTTAAACAAAAACATGACAATAGATTTTAAGTTTGAACTAGGGAGCAAAGTATTATTACCTAGCGGAATCGTCGGAACAGTAGAAACAAATAGTCAATCAGTTGGACATACTGAAAAAGAAATTTATGTAGAATACTTTGATAAAAACGGCGCAATGTTCGGTAAATGGTTTAGAGAAAGCGAAGTAAGAAACTAATAATTAAATAAGCATAAATTAAAAACCATGCAAACAAAAGAAAAGATTAAGGACAATACGATAACAGTATCGGGCGTTATGAGAATGACCGATATTAAAATAAAGTCAGAGGCCATAGAAAAAATGGTTAATGAAACAAAAATCACTTGCGAAAGTGAGTTAAAATCAGTTGCGGATAAAATAAAAGAAATTAAAGAATTAGGCAAAGTTATTAAGG